TAGGGAAATAAAAAGGGCTCCATGAAGGAGCCCTCTATTTAATAATCTATCGTTTCAATTATTATCCAATGTTTTTAGCGATAACATTCTTACGTCCAGCAGACACAAGTGGCGTACCATACATTAACTGAAGCCACTTATAAGAAGTGTCAGTTACAGCAAGGTCATACTTGATCATTGAACCAAGTTGTTTCCAACAAAGAACGTCTCTATCGTGCATTAAAAGGTAAGCTTTAGCAGACCCAGGAACGATTGAGTTTTTATCAATAACATGTGCAGTACCAGACCCAGCAGGCTTGATTCTACCAATGTATTCCTGACCAGTAGTTGCTCCAGCAGCACTTCTAAATACGTTAAAGTATAAAGGTGCACCAGTATAAGCAATTTGTACAGAAACTTGATCACCAGCAGCCACAGTTACAGCACCAGAAACAGCACTTCCAGCAGTCTCACCATCTTTATTAACAGCAGAGATTACGTAAGTATAATCACCAGCATCAGCAGCTTTAAACTCTGAGCTTGCATCAGCAGCAGCAGATTCAGCACTAAGTACTGGAGCAGCAGAAGCTGAAATTGATCCACCTAGAGGCGATTTTCTTGGTCTATTAAATAGACTTGGCTTAAATCTAAAATCAAGAGTTCCAGTATGCTCTTTAACTCTGTTTCCAGAAGTAAGAGTATCACCTGGAAGATTTCTTTGCTTTTGGAAAAAGCTTCTAGAAAAACCAGAGTGGATATCTGTACCAAGGTAACAGTCCATTGCCATACCAAAGTTATTAACGTTTTTAAGCGCCATATCTTCAGCAAGTTCATCATCAAAAGAACCTCTAACGTCGATGATTACAGAATCATCAGCACCAGCGCTCTCATATCCAGCAAATGCTGTAGACTTAAACTTAGCGTCTTGCTCTTTAACTTGAATTTGCTTATCAATTCCATCATACTCAAGAGCATTGATGTCAGAATCAGCTTCGAACATAGTTCTTTCATTTCTAGCTAATAGCTCGATTGTTTTATTTTTAACTTCTCTAGCAATAACAGGTCCATGAGCTGCTTGAATAAGCGTAAGGTCATGTTGTACTTGTCCTTGTGTACCAAGGTATTTTACCTGAATTACTTCTCTAGCATACTGAGCATCAGTAGTCTGAGGTGTTCCACCCATTTGGAAGAAAGGCGATACTTCCTGTCCATAAGAGTTTTGAACATTGTACTCATGTACTGTTTGAGGTACTCTTTCTTTAATTATGTCTTTCCATAATTTAAGATGCTCTAACCCGTGAGTTACTAGTTTAAGTGTTCTGTCAAGGTCCTCAACTGATAAAGCTCCACCTTGCGTAAGTGCATTTGGTGCAGTTGTACCATAGTTTTGGCTAATTGAAAGGGCTTTGTTTAGCTCTTCAACTTCCTTAGCAGAGTGACTTCCAAAACCAGTGATGCTTGGATCATTGGCTACTTGATCGATAATTTGTGACATGTGTCTCTCCATTAAAATTGTTTTTGTTATTAGTTATTTGTAAGTAATATTTTGTTAATTTAATTATAGCAAGTAAACTATATTATTTTTTGTTTGCTAAATATTTTTCTAAAATTGTTCTTGCCTGAGCATCATAGATATATCCATTATTCTCAAGTTCAATCATGTGGTCATCTCTAAATTCACTAACTGACTTATTAAGAGCAAGATCTTGAGCTGCATCTAACATTTCAGATTTAGTAAAGAATTCCTCTTTTGGTTGACCTTCGCTACCCATAGACTTTTCAACAGCTTCCACATTAGTGATTGATTTTGATTGTCTTGGTCTCTTAGCGAATGACTTAACTAATTCTTTTTGTTCATTAAGTGATTTAGTTAGTTCTTCGATCTTTCCAACAAATTTTTCAGATGTTTTTTCAACTACTGATTTAATAAGATCTTCTTTTTCTTGAACTTGAGCTTTCTTTATCTCTTCTTGATTAGCAATTTCTTTAGCTTTTTTGAGTTCAAGATATTCATTAAATTCATCTTCAGTTAAAGACTTCTTAAAAGGTGCCATTTTAGGAGCTTCAGCTTTACCACCCATTCTATTCTTTTCTTCAATTTGACTCATATCAGATACTTGTTTGATCTCATCTTGGTCTTCTTCTTTAGCATCTTCAGATATAGAACTATCATATTGTTTAGCTCTTACGCCATCTTCATCATTTTTAGGAACATCACTGATTTGTTTTGGACGTCCAGCGCCTCTAGCTTCATCACTCTGAAAGCTCGGTGCAGAGTTTGCAACCTTATCTGCTTGAGTACTTGAATCACCAACAATATCAATTGACTTTTCAACTACAACTTCTTCAACAAATAGCTCATCGATTAAAGCATCGATTGATTTGTTAAGTTCTTCATTTTTATTCTCTTTAGACATGTTAGTTCTCCTTATTACTATGTTTCAATTATATCTAAGTATAGTCTAATTATTTTCAGGATATGTAATATCTGGAAATTTAGTTTCCATACGACCTCTAACCGCTTCCCATAACTCAACTCTATTAGCCCCAGGATATAGTTTATGAAGTTGATCCAGCATTGTAATCATCATAGACTTATACATTTTGGCATCACATTTCTTTATTTTCTTCTTACAAGACCCTTTCTCATATTTTTTAGTTCCAGGAGTTCTTTCATAACCTTCCCAGCATGGATCAGCTTTCTCTACAGATTGCTTATCTTCCATATCATCAGAAGTATCTGTCTTTTTAGTTTTCTTTTTAGTCTTTTTAACACTCATATTTGAGGTTGCCATGGCATCCCCATCAGTTCTGGTATTTGGTGCTTTCAGTCCGCCATCGCCCATACCTAATGCTTTTTTAACTATTTGCATTACTTGATCAGCTGTAAACATAGCTTCTTGATTTCATAACATCAGCGTAAGTGTTTGCATTTACAGGATTCATAGTCAATGCTACTGCATTGATTCTACATTTTTTAATTATGTTAGGGTTACTTGAATCTCTTTCTAGAATTTGACCTTCAACAGATAATCCCATACGTCCAGTATCAGATTCTGTTAATGAATCCATGATCTCTTTAACTGCTTTAGCTCTTGAGTGGTTTTTGAATAATCGACCTTTTATAAATAGTCCTTTATCAGTTCTTTTATAACCATCTAAAGTTCCAATAGTATTTTCAGGTCCTTTCTTGTGATCCCAGTTTAAGATCCCTTTTTTCTGATCTACTGGAGTGAGATCAATACCTTTTTGAATTATAGTCTCACCTTGTTGGTCCAGACCACTTGTGGACGCTAGTCCAGCTATATTCCAATTACCATCTTCGCCTTTTTCTAAGCTAGCTGGCATTACAAATTTAAATTTATCGCTCATGAAATCCTCATAACATAAAATAATACTATCTATTCTAAATTATATCAACTAATTTAGTCAGACGTTTTGTCTATAATATCTTTAGTTATGGCATTACTCTGGTGTGGCTCAAGCCACTCTGATAGCTCCACATCAAAATCAAACTGTTTTAAAAGTACTGATAATTCTGACATTGCTTCTTTTAAAATAAAATGAGTTTTAGTATTTGACCATCCAAGTAACTTTGATAAATCAGCTTGAGATAGTTCTGGCATTGAACCGTCTGCTTTTGAGGTTCTTTTTACATATTTCCAAAAACAATAGTTATCTTTATTTGAATTGACCCACCATGTGCACATAGGTTCTTTAACTATCTTATTCTTTTCGATAGTAGGTTTTCCTTCTAAGCATTCATCTTTTGGTAGTGTATCTAATTGTAAAGGACAGCAATTCCAGAAGTTATTGCCTTCTTTTAGCTCTGGTGATCCATCGACCAGTTTTAGCTTTTTCATGATAATCTCCATCATCCATAATAATGAGATTTGTAAGCTCCGTTATCTGTATTACAACTATATCAATAACTAAACTAAAAGTAAATAAAAAAGCCCAACAAAGTTGGGCTTATAACTATTTGAATTTAAAGGTATTTTATAATCCGAAGATTGTAGTATGCTTACCAGTCATAATATATTCTTTTACATACTTTCTTTTATTCGTAAAAGCCCGGTCTACTAAGTTCTTAAATTCTCCGGTTTTTCCTTTAGATATTCTTCCAAAAGTTACAGATAATGGAGCTTGAATTAGTGGACAATCACTAAACTCTACACTAGCGCTTCCAAATAGAGTCCTAAAGTCTTTAAACGATTTGTATCTTGATTCAAGTTCACCATCAAGTTGACCACCAAGACCACCTAATCGTGCTCTATGGCTCATTAAAGTTCCGTTTGGTGTGATATATCTTTTATCCATATTTTGAGCAAATTGAAATCCCATACTAGCTGCAAACAACGTAATAGTATGAACTTTTTGAGGAATTGCTCGTAAGAAGTCTATGAGATCTAATCCAGCACCGACTGATCCTCCTGGAGTATTCAGAACTAAATAGATTACTTTATTTTTACCTAATCTATGACTCATTTCTAGAATTTTAGTTTGTACCTCAGAAGCTGATTTTTCTGTGACTGGACCTCTAAAAACTACAATATTCTTTGACTCTAAAGTGATAGTTTTACTGGCTGGTTTTAATTTAGGAAGTACTAAAGGTGTAGATAAGTTCTCTGTTCGCGGCATTTTTAAGTCTACAACATTTTGCTCACTTTGAACTGTGGTTGCGCCGTAATACTTTTTATATGCTGCAGGTCCAGTGAATAAAAGTCCCCCGGCAACAAAAAGTGCTAGTAGTAGTTTTGTAAGCATAATGATCTCCTTATGAAGCTTTACTAGTTTTTAACTCCCGTAGTAACGTTTCGCAAAAGTATAGTTTCATGTATGCTTTTCTGTAAGTTTTTATACACACAACATCAGACTTCAGCATATCATCTATAATTGATGATAATGTGTCTCTAATGTCTAAAAGTGCGTAGATTCTCTTAGCTTTCATACCTTAATTATACCTTTTCACATTGTTCAGGCAAGTTATTTTTATTATATCCATACATAGCTAATAAGTAAATACTTAGCTAACCACATAGTTTTTAAAACATTTATCTCTGTAACTACAGCTTTGGCACCAGTCATCACTTTTTGCTGGTAGTTGTTTATTCTCTGTGGCTTGTTTAACTATTTGCATTTTCTCAATAACTAATTTAAAATAAGGAGCTAGGTACGATTCTTCTAAAATAAATTCTTTCATCTTAGACGAGTTTTTATTGTAGTAAAGTATACGTACTCTTTTTACTTGGTCATCTTTATTTAACTCTTTTATATGTGTGTACTTTCCATCTTTAATAGCTTTATTGAATAAATAAAAATATATAGCTGCTTGAATAACGTGTTCATCTTTTGGTTTATTTAAATAAGAAAAACCTTTATCATTAATAGACTTCCACTCTCCTATTTCTAATTCACCTTCTAGTCTAAGTATAGCATCTATTTTAGCACTAACTTGTAAGTCTTTATCTTTCAAAGGAAATTCATCATCAAACTTACCTGGATTCCAACGATCTTTTGGGCGACTTCCATCTTTATTTTTGTAGTCTATTAAGATTCCGGCTTTTCTAAAATAGTCGCCTAATAGATCATGTACTGAATCTCCTAGATTCATAATCTTTTGTGCATTTAGTGGGAATGGATAATCTGCTTCTACATTATTATAAGAATAATATATTTTACGTAAGCAAGGAGATCCCATAGAACTGGGTCTGAATTTAGGATCTTGTTTATAAGTCTTTTTCGGTACATCTAATAACTCATCTATGTATGTGATTAAACTTTTTTTCATATAACCTCATCTATTGCGCCATACTTTAAAAGTTGATCTGCATTAAAATACGCATCTACGTGCGTACCTGTCTCTTTCCAAAACTTCTCATTCTTTTTACTGAACTCAGCCATAGTTTGGCACCATAACTTCTCTTCTCTTTCTATTTGTTTTTGTGTAGCTTTGTGTGTTGATACTCTGTCATACCCTGGATCGTATCCAGCTTCATGCCACATGAAGTATGCATATTTACTCATACGTCTTTTACTTCCACAAGCTAATATTAATGTGGCTGCAGACATGACATGTCCATAACCTTCAGTAACTATATGGCATTTACTTGATGTTAATCTTCCAACTACTGCCATGGCTTCATAAGTTTCTCCACCTGGGCTATTAATCTTAATAGTTACAGTAGCTTTACTGTCACGTTCCATTTGTGTTAAAGCTACGTCTACTACATCAAACCATCCATGAACTATTTCACCTGTTAAAGTGATTACTCTATTCTTAAAGTCAACTCCATACTCGAAGGCATAATTTAAATGTAGTGATGCAGCTGTTAACTTATTGTCAACAGATGTTCTCTCACTTACGTTTAGATTTTTATTTACCTTTTTCGTCACTTGAGTCCTCCATTACTACAGCTACAACATTATCTGGATCCATGACGTATACGTCTTTACTGGTCATTCTAATTTGCTGTACATCTCTGCCGTAATAAACTTTAAAGCCAATTTTTAAATCGCCTTTATACTCTTCACCTAAAGCTATAATAGTCCCTTGTGAATCTGATACTTCAGCTTCAACGAAGAGAGAGCCGGTTTCTTTCTCCGGCTTCTTCGCTAGCTTCTCTACTAATACTTTATTCTTTAGTACTTTCAGTTTCTTCATTTGTTTCCTCTTCGATTTTACGTGAAATTCTATTAACGGTAATCTTAGCTTTATGTTCGCCTTCTTTACCAAATGGAAGCTCTAAAGTTTGGTTAACTGTTACACCTTCTAGATTTTCTTCTAGTTCTTTAGGAAGTGTAAAGTTACCACTATTTAGTGATGTAATTTGAATTCTAGCTTCTTCACCATACTCTTCATTTCCGCTTGGTTTAGTTTGTACAGTTAATCTTAGTAGATCACCTTTAGTTGCTGCATCATCAGCTTGCACATATCCAGTAGCTTGATCTTCAATATCTGCAACTTTATTTGCTAATACAGAATCATCAATTTCAAACTTCTCACAAACGATCTGTTCAATAGCGGCTAGTCTAGTAACAATTCCAGCCATTTCTCTTGATTGGTTTTGAGCTAATCTAAATCCTAACGCTTGGATTTCTTGACCAATAACATTTTTAACTGC